GAGAAATGGATCGATTGCATTATTCAAATGGATGTTTCAATCTGAATATGAAGAAGAGAATCTTCCACCTCAGCCCATAGAACTTCAATGCAATAAGATCATAGCAAAGACAGAGGCTCCGATCCCACTAAAGAGAGATTACCTTAAATTTAATTTCTTGGATAAATTGCATGGATCATTGGATAGTGATGAGTTTGAATCTATGATCGATGAAATAAATTCCTATCATCTTGATAAGAAGGATCCTAGTAGTGATCCTACTATTGATCCTCTCTTGGATATGTATCAAAAGAGATTGAAATACCCCGATCAGAATTGATTCTATTCCTTTTCTTTGTGAAACTTTGAGTATTATACACTTTGATCAAAAAGTTGTCAATATAAAAAATTATTTTATTTACATTTTTCCATATTATGTTATAGTAGCTCTATATTATGAAAGTAAAACCTAAAGATAAGCCACATTATGTGAACAATAAAGAATTTTCTCAATCAGTAGTTGACTATGTAAATCTAGTAACTGAAGCAAGAGAAAAGAATAATGATGATCCTAAGATTCCGGAATACATCGGAAGTTGTTTTCTGAAGATCGCAGAAGGACTATCACGCAAACCAAACTTTATTGGTTACACATATCGAGAAGAAATGGTCATGGATGGAGTTGAGAATTGTATCAAAGCCATTATGAATTATGATGTTGAAAAGGCAACACGAACAGGATTACCTAATGCGTTTGCGTACTTCACACAGATTGTCTGGTATGCGTTTCTCCGAAGAATTCAAAAGGAGAAGAAGTATCAGGACATAAAGGAGAAGTATATGGAACATGCGGATGTAAGTCAATTCGCAGACTTTGGTAATGTTGCAAATGCAGGAAGTATTATTGATCGTGTTAGGTTAAAGGCACAGAAACTTCGTCAAAGAGATACAGAACTCAAACAATTGGCGAAGAAAGAAAAGAAGAAGAAGAATGCGAAGAAGAAGATTTCTCGTAAGTCTGGCCTAGAACTTTTCTATTCATAATGGGTAAAATAGCGATTATTAATGATACGCACTTTGGTGTGCGTAATGGAAGTGACATATTCATGGACTATATGGATAAGTTCTTTACGGATGTATTCTTTCCTTATTGTCAGAAGAACGACATCAAGAGAATTCTTCACATGGGTGATTTCTTTGATCATCGGAAATACATCAACATCAAGGCTCTGAAACGAGTGGATGACTTTTTCACATCTCGACTAGATGAGTATGATATGACGATGGACATAATTCCAGGCAATCACGATGTCTATTACAAGAATACGAATGAGCTCAACTCGTTAGAAGAGATACTCAGTGGAAACGAACGGATTCGAATTCACATGAATCCTGTTGATGTTGAGTTTGATAATCTTTCGATTGGTATGCTCCCTTGGATCTCTCACGAGAACTACGATGAGTGTATGGAGTTCATTCAATCTTCGAAGTCGCCTATCATTGCTTCTCACCTTGAACTGAACGGGTTTAAGATGATGAAGGGTTCGGTAGTCGCATCTCATGGTATGGATCCAAAACTCTTCTCAAGATATGAGATGGTTCTTTCCGGTCACTATCACACAAAGAGCGAAGAAGACAATATTCACTATCTTGGAACGCAATACGAATTGACTTGGGCTGATGCGGGTGATCCAAAACACTTTCATATACTGGACACCAATACACGAGAGATTGAACCAGTCAAAAATAAACATTGCCTTTTTCAAAGAATTCGTTATAATGATACGCAATCTTTACCCGAAATATCAAAGAAAGATATTGAAGGAACATTTGTAAAGGTTGTAGTTGTAAAGAAAAAAGATCTCTATGCGTTTGATAAGTTCATTGATAAGGTTCAATCCTATGGCCCATTTGACATTAAGATCGTTGAAAACTTCGACGAGTATTCTGGCGAGAATGTTGATAACGACAAAATCTCTACGGTCGATACTCCCACATTGCTCAACACTTATGTGGATTCTATCGAGACCGATTTGAATAAGGAGAAACTGAAGAACATCCTCTACGACCTTTATGTTGAAGCAAAAGACCTTGAAGCCATCTAAACCGATCAGTAATGTTATTTGAAACCCTTTATAAAAACCTTTGTGAAAGAGGAAAAAATCTAAAAGAACAATGGAAACCTGGCTCGGGTTTACAACGACATAGAATATTACCAGAGCATCAGGGAGGAATCTATGTTGATTCAAATTGTACCTATTTGACACTTAAAGAACACGCTATTGCTCACTATCTTCTCTGGAGAATAAATGGCCATCAGGATGATCAACTTGCATCCAGACTGATGAGAAACCTAAAACCAGAATGTTATCCAGCGTTCCTTGGGAAAAAACACTCCGAAAGATCCAAGGAGATAATTTCACAGAAACAAAGCGGTATATTAAAGTCCGAAGAACACAAGAAGAAAATATCAGAGAGCCTGAAAGAGATGTGGAATATTGGTAAGAAAAGATCTGACATTTCAGGTGAGGAAAATCCTAGAGCAAAAGAGGTGAGGGTAACGTATCACCAAATTGAAAAGAACTATAATTGTTTAAAGTATGTCCTAAAAGATTATCCACATATTTCATATTCAACATTGACTGATTTAGCAAAGGGAAGATATAAAAAATGTAAAAAGTATCCCGGCCTTAAAATTGAATATGTCTAAAATTGAGACAAAAAAAGACTTGCAATTGTCTCAAAATAGTGTATAGTAGTATAAATTATGATTCTGTTTAAGACTCTTTCTTATCAAAACTTTCTCTCTACCGGAAACACTCCGACGACCATAGATCTGAATCGCAGTTCTGCCACTTTGGTGGTTGGTGCAAATGGTGCAGGTAAGTCAACGATGTTAGACGCTCTTTCCTTTGTTCTCTTTGGAAAGGCTCATCGTAACATCAACAAACCACAACTGGTCAACTCTGTAAATCAGAAAAAACTTTTGACTACTTGTGAGTTCTCGATTGGTAAGACCGAATACAAAATCGTTCGAGGAATCAAACCAGTGGTGTTTGAGATCTATCGTAATGGTAAGATGATCAATCAGGAATCTCATTCCCGAGATTATCAAAAGGTTCTGGAGCAAAACATTCTGCATCTCAATCACAAATCCTTTCATCAGGTTGTGGTTCTGGGTTCAGGCAACTTCATTCCTTTCATGCAACTTCCCGCGAATCTTCGCCGAGGAGTTATCGAGGATCTTCTGGACATCAACATCTTCACAAGAATGAATCTGTTGGTCAAGGAGAGATATACTTCACTCAAAAACGAGATCTCTCAAACCGATCATCAATTAGATCTTCTGAAGTCACAGATTCAACTCAAAGAAAAACACATCAAGAAACTTCAGGAGATTGATCTGCAACAAGCCACAAAGAATCAGAAAAAGATCGACGATCTCAAAGAAGAGATCGAACTTCTTCGAGTTCGCAATACAGACCTTCGGAAAGAATACGATTCAAAGAATCCGGACTTAGAAGCTCAACACAAAAAGGATTCTGACAAGAGAAAAGAGTTAGAAGGTTATCGAGGACAAATACGAAACAACATCAACTCACTGGTAAAGGAGGTAAAGTTTTACGAGAACAACGACACTTGTCCTACTTGTCATCAAGACATCGGAGATGATATCAAGAAGGAAAGAACGGAAGAGTCAAAGACAAAGGCCAAGGAGTTGAATGCTGGTCTTGAACAGATCGAGGATTCCATTTCGAAGTGTGGTCAGTCTATCGACAAGATGGTTCAGGGCCTCAAGGAGATGAGCGATATTATGAGTCAAGTCATGGTCAATGACAGTATGATTCGGAACATCGAAAAGGGTATTGATAAGACATCTGCCGAAAAGACCGATACATCTCACATCGAAGAAGAGAAGACTGAACTGGAGGATAAGAAGAGGGATCGCGATTCGATGGTTGATCACAAGTCAAACCAACTTGAGAAGAGATCGTACTACGATGCAGTAGGAGAACTACTCAAAGATTCTGGAATCAAGACAAAGATCATTCGTGAGTATCTTCCGGTGATGAATAATTTGATCAACAAGTATCTCAATATTCTGGACTTCTTTGTTCTCTTCAACATTGATGAGAGCTTCAACGAAACGATCAAGTCAAGACATCGCGACGACTTCACCTATCCATCTTTCTCGGAAGGTGAGAAACAGAGAATCGATTTGGCGCTTCTCTTTACTTGGAGACAGGTTGCTCGAATGAAGAACTCCGCCAACACCAATCTTCTTATTCTGGATGAAACCTTTGATTCAAGTCTGGATGCGGATGGGGTGGATAATCTGATCAAAATTCTCTACACTTTGCGTGAGGATTCAAATGTTTTCATTATCAGTCACAAACAAGATCTGTTGGATGGTAAGTTTCCAGCCCGAATGGAGTTCATAAAGACAAATAATTTTTCAAAGATTAAAGTGTAAAAAATTTGACGGGCCACTATGATTCATTTGGACGGCCGACCAAATGATGAGTGGTGCAGGATGAGGTCTGAAGTCCCGAGGTGCTTCAGATCTGGTTTAACCTCCTGTATGAAGGCATTCACCCGTCACCTTTTTTACATTTTTTTTACTAAGTTTTATCTTGCAATCTAAAAATGTGTCTCTATAATAGACGTATATGATTGAGAAAGATCTGAATAACAAAGTTGTCTCAAAATCCGGTTTCACCTACGGAAACTTGAAACGCGCCTTCGATGAACTCACCGAAGGTATGGAGAATTGGAAAGATCCAATTTCCACGAAAGTTCGAACTCGTGAGATTCGTCTTTATGAAGAAGCCTGCGAGTTTTTCACGGGTTCAAAGTTGATCTCAGGAGAGAGTGATGGGTCTGTATGGGGGCGAACGGAAGTTTCAGCC